TCTGAAAAATTGGGAGGTGTAGACCCTAATGCTTTGTTAACTCAATGGGGTTTTGAAAGTTCTTGGGGTTCAAAACCATCCGGAAAATATAATTATTTTGGAATTAAAGCAGATAAGAGTTGGTCAGGCGATAAAAAAGATAAAATGACAACAGAATTTTTAAATGGTGAGAATGTTGAATTACCTCAACCTTTTAGGTCTTATGGCAGTCCAGAAGAAGCTGTTGATGACTATGTTCGCTTTTTAAAAAATAATAAGAGATATGAAAGAGCTGGACTTCTTCAGGCTAAATCTTCAAGTGAATATTTTGGTGCATTACAAAAAGCAGGATATGCTACAGACCCAAATTATGCTAGTAAACTGACAAGTGCAACGGAATCTACAGGTAAACAAGTTGCTATGTTAAATTTACCTTCTTCGGGACAAACGATGGCATCAGCTACTCAAATCCCACCAAAACCTTCAACAGGTAATGCTTTAACATCCGCTTCGGTACAAGTTGCAAGCGCTAGTCAAGCTGGAGGAACAACTGTCATAAACAATAATACCACCAACAATAATAAAACTGGCGGTGGCCAAGGAACTCAAGGCACTCCAAACATACCATCAGTATTCGATGATGTATTTACTACCTTGTTTGGTAGAGTCGCATAAAAAACCCCGCCGAAGCGGGGTTGCACACTTGCATGGGATTTGTTTAATCTGATTCAGCGAGTGACTTGAAATAATCCAAATCATCGTCATCGGATTGAATAGGTTTATCCAAAACAGAAGTATCTTCTTTGAATGATGCAACTGTATCTTCAGCCTTAGTCTTAGCGATAGGTGCACCACTAAAACCGAGAACCTTGTCCAAACGACCTTTCAATTGGTCATAAGGTTTGAAGTTTTTACGTTCTGTGAAATCCTTCAAAGAGAATTCTTTCTTCCACAGTTCTTCAAGTTTCTCATCATTACCATCAAACAAAGCAGACACATCAGCAAATTCTGATTTGTCATAATTGCGATAGCCTTCAACATTACGAATCTTCAACTTGAAGTTAGCACCTTCCCACATATCAAATGGGTTAACTGGTGTTTCATCAGCAAATTCTGGATTCATTGCTTCTGTAATCTTATCAAAGATTTTCTTACCAAACTTAAACAGTTTGATTTGTCCTTCGTTAGAAGGGTTGCTAGGGTCTGATACAACCAAAATGTTAGCAACATAAGATAGTTTACGCTTTTGTTTGCGAGCAACATCTTTGTTAGCTTCAATACCAGAATTCCACAATGTGTTATTGTGTTCACAAACTGGACACTTCTCATTTAGAGTTGTCAAGCAGTTATCAATAAACCATCCGCCTGGACCTTGAAATCCATGGCTGAATGTGCGAACCCATGGAAGTGCATCATCACCATCAACAGCAGGTGCAGGTAAGAAGCGAATAACAGCCATGCCGTTACCTGCCTTATCTACTTCTGGTTGCCAGAAACGATTGTCATCTTTGGAGTTTGCGTCTGAACCTGTTGAGGTTGCTTCTACCGCTTTTGAGAGCTTCTCGAATGAGTTGCGGTTACGCTTGAGGTTAGCAAATGAAGTCATATATTTTTCCTTGTATAAATTGTATTACGTAGTATAAGTTTTATCCACAATATCATAATGTACCATTATTTAGTATATTATTTAAGCAGAGTCCTGAGTCTGTCTAAAGTTTCATTGATATCTTTGTGAAGAATACCAATACCTCCAGCAGCATTGAAATTGACAATAATATCCTCAGTATCGTCAATTAGTATTGTAGTTGGTGTCGCATAGTCTGATTTAAACTTTCGACCAGGAACGATATTGACAGGATACTCAATACCTTTACTTTTCAACCACACATTCTTTTGTTTCTGAACTTCAGTATGGAATCTTTCACCGCCTGAGGAAGAAAGAATCTCAATCTCAATTCCAGAAGCGTTTACAAATTCCAAAAGCTCATGAGCGCCTGGGAACCACTCAAGCGTTTCAAATTGTTCTTGTGCAACAAACAATGGCCAATGTTCTGTAAAGTTTTTACGATTACGAACTTCGGATGATTGTACACCAAACAACTCATTGAAACGTTTTTGGAAATGGCAAAGAACACCATCCATGTCCAAATAGATTTTAGTTACCTTCATGTTTCTAATACTTTCTTTAATAATAACTTATATTTTACATCATCCTTAGGAAGAAATGCGGCATACTTGAGCAATTTCATCCTATAATTTGGCCAATGTATCGTGTCGGCAATCTTTTTAGACCACATCGGTACAAAACCGAGAACATTATTTAATAGGCAAACAGTTTCAATACTTACTTCTTTCCTTAGACCACTTTTCAATAGTATAGGGTAATCACCTTCTGTCTTCAATGCTTCGTTTGGATTATCAAGTCCACTAAAGACATTCCGACATTCATTTTCAAATATGTAAGATATTGACTGTAAAACCTTTTGGTGCTTGCGATAATTCACTTCAGCATCTTCTGTCAAAAGAGAGCCGACCCAAGTATTTCCATCTTCAACAAGGTTAGCAACAATGAAATCAATCATATCTTCTCTTTGAGATAATCTACGAGAAAGTTTATGGAAATGATACTTGTCTTTTCTATTGTCGAATGTGGTTACACTTACATTTGTTTTACCATTGTACTTAAAGAAGTCATATGATTCTTGTGTGAAGTGTAATTTAAGTGCTTGATATAAACCAAAGGTTTCATAACCAGTCATATTGGAAGTCTAGAACCTTTTTCTTTTAACATGTTATTGTCCATAGCATCGTTCTCAATCTTGGCTTTCAAGTTTGCATTAATCAATGTAGCTGCAACCTCAATTTCAAGACCGGTTTCTTTACAATGCTCTAGAATGGCTTCAATATAATTATAATTTGTTTTTGCTACAATCATATCGATTGATTTGGCAAATTTAGCCATTTCATCTCTTGTTGGCATTATTTTTTAAGCCCACAGTTTTTGTCAAAGCAAACGCTACGTTGCATAATCGATTCTGGCAAACCACATACAGGACATTTAGCGTTACTTGTATTAAACATACCCATAGATGGAGATTCAGCCCAAAAGTCTTCAGTTGTTACATTTTGTTTAGGTTGAATCAAGTTACCAGCCATGGTATTGAATACTTGTGAACCAACACCAGAATATTCTTCTTCATATTCTGGTTCTTGTTTTGGTTCTTTGTGACTGTAATCAACATCGACAATTTCCAGTTCACCATCGAACTCATATGTACAACCTTTTAAGAATTGTCTAAAGTGTTCAAGCACAGTTGGTAAAAAGTCAGTTTCGAACTCTAATGTGTTTCTTGAGCCAGTAGGATAATCATGCTCACATGTTAAAACAAATTTAGGCATTATTTCACCACCGTTTCATAAAGGGTTTCGAACTGGTCTTGGACGGCCACTTCTTCGTCATAGTTTTGTTTGAAGTAAACCTTGACCATCTTTTGGACAATCTTTTTAGGCAGTTGTAATTGCTTACTGATATCTGCTGTAGCTTCTTTGACAAAATCTTTTTCTGCTGACGCACGAAGCATCGCATCAGAACATTCACGGATAACCTTCAACAACTTTTCACGGTCTGCTGGGTTAGATAATTGATTAACACTCACTTGCTGGATAGCCATAATATACTCCTAGTTTACTTTTTCATTGCATACGTAATGCAGGTTGGGTTTGTGCCTATTTCATAAGCACACTTTACAGACAATGGGTCAACACCTTTAGCAATAGCTGCTTCGATATTTTTGGCCATGTTGTTTCTGTCATTCATATTATAGATGATTGCACCAATGATTGCGGTACAAATCACAATAACTATTGATACACATATTGTAATCAAATCTTTATTCATAGATAATTCCTTTGTTTCTGTCAATTTTGTCACCTTTGCTTTTGTAGAAAATATGCCTGCCAATTTGTTTCTCCTTTTTAAGTTTAGACCACTCAGCGTTTACATAATCAGCATGATAATAAGTTGCTCCGTTTGTCACATCTTTTGTTCTTTCAAAATTTAAATAAAGATTTGTGGACATCTCTAATATATCATTATACAACGGAGTATGCTTGATTGTCAAGCGCTTTGAGGTAATAGTCTTATCACAGTACCACGAAAATTGACAAACATTGCCAGTTTTTTGTTGTACGACCTCACATATTGAATTTGCATAATTACCTGTTTGTAACCTATTGAATGTGACAACTGCTACTGCCTGACGGCCTTCAATTGGTTCATGTGCAGCTTCAAAATAAACATTTTCTGCTAGACATGTGATTTGTTTTTTTACATCTGGTGCCAATGAGCTAAATGGTGCTTTGATTGGCAAATTGTATTTGTTTATATTTACAAACGATAACGTTATAATTAGAGTTGCAAATATAAGAC